TTACAAAGTGTATGATAACTTAAGGTACATGATTATACGCCAAGTCTACATGATCCCTACCCGGTACCATGCAACCCTCAAACCGTCAAACCACCATGCCTACCATGATTATGCCGGATGTTCCGACAGTCCAGCCCCCCCCCTATGTTAGATTGTGAGGGCAGGAGAGGTGGGACTATCACTATACTCACTCCCCAAACCCAACCCAAAATCCTATCTTTACACTCCCCTCTCGCCAGCTCCGTCTCATTAATCACGCATCCCATACTTTTCTGCTATAATTCAATCGAGGTGAATCACATGCAATTGAAATCCGGTAAAGAAAACGCGACAACAGTAATAGCAGCTTCGGGCATACCAATGAGGAAATGGCTAGACGAGAGCGGGCACACACAATCGCAAATAGAGAGCCGGTGGATATGGGTACGAGAGAAAGGAGAGATTCCGGCAGGTTATCATATACATCATAAGGGAGGAGATCCTACGAAGAACGATATAGACAACCTGATGTGTGTCTCTGCGGAATTACACAGAAGGATTCACGACTCGGTTGCCGAGGTCGTCACGCTTGATGGGGGAGTACGCCGACTATGCAGGAAATGCAGGAGAGTATTGGCTTTATCTGCATTCAGGAAGAACGACAATGGGGAAGCTATTGGATGGTGTCTTGAGTGCTTAGAGGATTCAAGGGAGAGTAATGCTCATATAATACCGAATCCTTATGTAATCGTTAGAAACAATGGCCTAGCTGTATTGTGGAAGACCGTTGATGTTTTCGATCTTAATGACAGAATTCACACATTCAAAGAAATGGAGCGCGCTATCTCTACGGCCAAGCAATGTGCGCGAGGGGATAGAGTAATATGTATATGGAGGGCGCAGGGATTGCAAAGGGATATGGTTGGGTATGCATATAAGAAGAAGGTAACTATAGCAGAGATACGATATTATCTATTAGCCGCACAGCCCTCTTCCTCAGAGATCTGCTGTTGATTTTTCTCCTAATCCTATCTCATTAATTCCATTCCGTCGCATTCTCTGTTATAATAGAAGAGGAGGTAGACAATGAGTAAAAAGAAGTTCATTAGGGTTGAGTTACTATAGCGGCAATGAGAGCAAAGGGAGAACAACGTGAGCGAAACAACAAAGCTGTATCCAGAATCAGTGGCGACATTCACCTGGGAATACGATTGCAAGCAGTGCAGCCTGCTTATGACAAGGACGGGGCACTATTGCGGCTATGTGCTGTTTGCAGAAAAGCCCATGAAGGAGCCTGGTTATAATGGCATCCTATCCTACGTGCCTGTACACGGCGGCATCACGTATGCCCGCGCCGAGTATGGCGGGATGGTGTATGGATTCGACTGCGCCCACTTGGGCGATGAACACAATCCAGACGTGCGGGATATTAGCTGGCTCAAGGAACAATGCGAGAGGCTGGCGGATGGCATCGTGCTCGCCGCAGAATACGAGGACCGCTATTTACTGGCAGTCGGTGACAACGAGGAGCGAGCCATCATTATTGAAGAGTTCACTCAGAAGCTCGGCGGTCTCAAAGTGACGGAGAACTTCGGTGTAATGCTTAATCTGCTGTCTGGGCAACTCTAGCGCCTCACGGTTGGCGACTACGGAGATGGAGGCGAGAGGAATGAAATGCACAGTATGTGGGCGTGACGATGCTATGATACGCGAGTGCGAAATCGAGACGGCGCGTATCACACACAGAGCTCACGTTGATTGCGTTGGGCATAGCGAGTATCGGTGGGTAAGCGATGCGGAAATCGCAGAGTCTGAGGAGGTGACACCGTGAACGAGATTGACGAGCTGGAGGGCGAGGAGTTGGCCGAGGCCGTGGCGCTCAAGCGGGGATTGGAACGGGGATTCGGTGGATTTTGGACACTGCCACCCGAGCCAGATGACGCTGAAGGCGGACGGGAAATATGCCTGGACGACTACCGCCCAGACCTCAACATTGCCCAGGCGTGGGAGCTGGATGGTGAGGGGTGGGAGTGGCGATTCTTAGAACGTTCTGAGTATCTTGTGGTTAGTATCGAGGGGGCTTCGGGAAGGCATAGTATTTATCAAGTCGATGTAGTCTGGGCAGACTTCCCGACCAAGGCTAACGCCTACGCAACCGCACGCTGCCTGGCCTATCTCAAGGCTATGGCGTAATGACTCTGATAATGCAAATAGCCTGCTGTCTTTATCTGTTCTGGAATATTACTGTTGGGCTAATATGCACGATGGTCATATACTGCGCACTCTTATCTGCATTGTATGAATACAACAAGGAGCTCGGATAGTATGAAATGTTTATCAGTTAGACAGCCATGGGCATGGCTTATCGTCAACGGCTGGAAGAATGTCGAGAACCGCACTTGGCAGACGAAGCACCGTGGCTTTATCCTGATTCACGCGGGCAAGACGTTTGACCATGATGGCTATGCTTGGGTTGAGCAAAACGTGTCGTTCGTTGACGATCTGCCAGCATCCGGCGACTTCGACATGGGGTGCGTCATTGGCTGTGCCAGATTGGCTGCGATGGTTCAGGCGCATCCGAGCGTGTGGTTTTCTGGCCCATGGGGGTGGCTCTTTGATAGCCAGCAAGCATATCATGTGCCAATTCCATATCGAGGAAAGCTTGGGCTATTCGAGGCTGGGCTAGAGAGTAAGCAGTAATTACCAAAACTTTCGTCTCATTAATTCCGCCACACTGATTTCCGTGCTATAATAAGCATACATTTCATTAGCGAGGTGATTTATGGATGATCTATATGCATTCTGGGATTACGACATATGCCCATATATTCTATGGGGTAAGATTGAATCATTCACTGATAGAGGACTTGTCGTAATCAAGGGTCGCCCAGGATATGCATTCGAAGCGATTACGATCTTACCTGGAGAGGCTGGCATAGCTACTGGTAAGCGGGTCGATGCGTTATGGGCAGAGTATAGACAGAAATCAAAGGCACTCAAAGCGGAATATAGTGGCGCGGTACTATTAAGCATAGGGATTAATCGGAGCGAATGATATGGACACAATACAATTCACTGGTACATTAGTAGAGGTTGGTGGAGGCCGGGTTAACTTTGCTAGGGTAGATGAAATCAAGGTATACGGAGCTCGTGTTGGGTTAAAGTATAAGGTAACAGCCGTACCCATTGAGCCAGAGCTAAAGGGATGTCCATACTGCGGAGGCACAACGCGTGTAATTAAGAGCTTGCTGGGCAAGCTATTTGGCTTTAGGGCATGGTGCGAGAATTGCGGGAGTTTGGGGCAATGGAAAGAGGGCCGCTTGGATGCTATTGTGGTATCTAATAAGAGGGAGAACATTGAATAATGGGGGCACGAACAGTAGATATACAGTTATGGGACACACCAACTCGGCGAACCGTTGTTACTACGACAGTAACCAAGTGCGATGAGGTATTGGTACGTTATGGTATAAACTCAGCATTCAGATATGAGCCGCCTACTGACAAGCATGATGAAGCACACAGGGGTGAGACCTGGGTGCCGGTCGATGAATTACGTGGGAGGAAAGGAAAGCGCTATTACAGGTTTGTCTTTGGTCATGGTGATTGGGCGGATATCCCAGTACGGGAAGGCGATCGTGTTTCATAGCGCTGAGTACACAACATTCATTACACTAAGGGGGAATAATGACTAAGATTGAATTGACGGATTCTATTGAAGATGTTGTTATCAAGATGTCAGATGGAAATCCTGGTGCGGCTACTGTATGCATACAGCTGCTTACCGAGGGCGCCGCAACCGACCCTTACAACTGGCTCGGAGGGCTTGGGGTAATCATGTCTCTCGATACTCTCGGTCTCTACGGCCCTAAGATCTGGATGCTATTTAAGGACGTATGCGGAGAAGACATTGTTAAGACTATCGCTATGCTACGTGCATGGCAGCTAGGATTCGTCTCTAAGGAGAAGTTGTTGCATGCTATTAATAGCTATGGTGATGGGGTAGATGTTGACGGGCTACTAGAACAAGTCAAAGAAAGGCTCCCTGAGTTTGGAGGGGTTGGTTAATGGACACAATAACGAGAATCCCCGACGACGATCGGCCTATCACAATGTTGGTATTCCCATATGAAGAAGTAAGCTATTACAAAGTTGGCGCTGGCGGGGCGACGCGCATTGTTGCCTATAATGAGTGCGGGCAGATGGAAGTAGTTCCATGGTTCGCTGTATACGAAGGCGATGTACTGACGATACGCGTTAATGCGGCGCATGTTGAAACTGTACACTACGCAGAGCAGGAGTAATAATGCGGCGCTGGAAAACAATGCCGTTTGATACGCTGGTCGGCGAGATTCTGATTAGTATTGTCGTTGACGCTGACAATGAATGGATTAAATTTACCACCTACGGCGGAAAGGTGTATCAGCAATATCATGAACAAGATTGTTGTGAAACAGTCACTGTAGAAGATATCACTGGAGACCTAAGCGACCTTATCGGCCTGCCTATTATCAGAGCCTCTGAGGACAGTAACGAGCTGGTTAATCCACCCGACTATGTTCCTTCTGAGTGGGGGCAGGAGAGTTTCACATGGACGTTCTATAACATTGCTACGATCAAAGGGCATGTTACTATTCGCTGGTATGGTGAGAGTAATGGGTATTACTCTGAGTCTGTTGACTTCATTGAACTACCTTGAGTTGCGATGAGTAATACATCTGCAAGCCTGAGCGCGTCCGCGAGCCCCAGCGCTAGCGAGTCGGTGTCTATAAGCGCAAGCGCATCTGAATCAGTTAGTGCAAGCCCGTCTTATGCTCCACGATACAAAGCTAGTAAGCCAAGGGAGGATCGTGTTAAATGTGAATACTGTGGGCAATACAATTACACAAGCCAATTGACATGCAAATTCTGTCAGGCTCCATTACCATGGGGAGGGGCTGAATGAGTGAGATAGAATGGGTTCTTAATATTGCAGAGGTCTGGGATTGCTACGACGACGGCACGATCAATCTGAGAGAATTGGTTGAGTGGGTTGCAGACAAACTCAGAGAAGCCCCTCCGAATATCAACGGAGTGGATGATCAAATTGACAAGCTCAATGTACTCGCTAGGGATATAGGATATTTCAAGACGGCGTGGAACGAGCTTTACAGATGGGCAGAGAGGGAGTTCGTGTGGATAAAAACATCGTGATCGTTATCTTTACATTCAGCCTTTCTATGTTATAATTGAGTTAACCAAGGAGCCAAGTTATGAGCGCTGAGTATGCCTAAGTATGCATTTCAGTGCCGCGAATGCGGTATCGTCGAAGATGTAGAAGCTGACACTGGATCTGACGCAGAGATCCCAGAACATTGCGGGGAGCCTATGAAGCGCTTGTGGGCCACGGCATTCCAATTAAGAGGGGCGGGATGGGCAAGCCACGAGTACGGGAGAGAAGAAAATGATTGACGATATACGCAAGCGAGTACTATCAGGATTCACTGACTGGGGCTCACTGGGCAACATCTACGCCAGGGAGCATAACGGCCTACTGCTATTCAATTACACGCATGCTGCAATGGGCAGCTCTTGGAATGCATACGAACGCACGTGCAGAGGATTGATGATCAACGCCCAAACAGGAGAGGTAGCAGCTCTTCCATTTGAGAAGTTTTTTAACTGGAACGAGGGCGGTAGGAATACTAAGGCTCATCCAGTAGAAGCAACTGAGAAGCTGGACGGCTCGTTAGGTGTCCTGTATTATAATGATGGGTTCAAGATTTCCACCAGGGGGAGCTTTGACGGCAAGCAGGCTCTATGGGCTACTGGCTACCTGAATACAATGTACCCAGAGCTTGAGGATACTTTCCCCAGGGACGTGACGCTACTCTTCGAGATCATCTATCCAGAGAATAGGATAGTCATTGACTACGAGGCGCGCGAGGACTTGGTGCTTATCGGGGCTAGGAATACACGCACGTACGAAGACTATCTCTGGTTCCCGAGTATGACGGAGTGGGTTCATCAGTACGGTTTTAGCACGCCGCTATTCTTCAACTTCAATTCTTGGAAAGTAGCTATGGATGCTCGTGACAAGTTAGGCTATGAGTCCGAGGGCTTTGTTCTGAGATTCTCTGACGGCAAGCGGTTCAAGTTTAAGGGGGATGCTTACACAAGAGCCCATGGCGTAATGGCTAGCGTCACGCTGAAGAAGGTAATACACGCGATCGAGACTGGAGACCTCTACGATCTTGTAAGAGGAATACCAGAAGAGTTCCTTGGTATCATTAATGATCACGAGGCTCACATAGAACAAACTGTGGCGTATGTGACGGCGAGAGTGGAGTCTGAGTATTCTGAGTCTCCGGGGTCTTCTCGTAAGGCATTCGCAATTTGGGCAAGACAATACTATAAGGAAGATATGCCATACCTATTCGCAAGACTAGACAACAAACCACTTCGTCAAATCATTCTAAGAGCCAAGTTTGGGTACTCGCCAAAACTATGAAACAATCAATGCAGTTACTAACATCAAGCAAAACCAACGAGTGGTACACTCCACCAGAGATTATGCACATCGTCCGTGCTGTCTTAGGAAAGATAGAGCTAGACCCAGCCAGCAACGAGGACGCAAACAGGATTGTGCAAGCAAAACGATTCTATGCCAAAGAGGACGACGGACTTTCTCAGAAGTGGGAGGCAGCGACTCTTTTTTTGAACTCTCCATATGGCAAGGTAAATGGCAAAAGCTCTCAGAGTGTCTGGATGAACTATCTGCTATCTCAGCTAGATACCATTGGGGGGTGTATCGCACTGAGTAAAACCGTACCAGGCTACGTTTGGTGGAGTGACTTATTCAATGGCAAGTGGCCTGGGCCTGTTTGCATAACTAGGGATAGGATAAGCTTTATCTCTGGAGACGGAAGATCTACAGGGAAAGCAAAGTCGGCTTCGTCATTCTGGTACTATGGAGATAACAAGGATAAGTTCGCCGAACGCTTTAGTGAAATTGGGAGGGTAATATGGAAACCCTAGAAGAATTCATAGACAGCAGGCTCGATGGCAGATGCTACTGCGAAGTAACTGATACAGAGCTAATGATTAACTACTCTGGCGAGTGGCCGACACAAGTGCCATTATTGGATATGTCTGGAGATGATGATATGCAGCTATATGTAGAGCTAATGGGCGATCGTGCTCTGAGGCTGAAGATTGATATCATATCTGGCGGGAAGGTAAATTTGTGACGGCAGTCAGACGCGAACCATTGCCAGTCATCACGATCGAGTTCGGTGACGGGAGAGTGCTTAGGGGGATTGTGTAAGAATATTTAATAGAGACAAGCTTCGATCGAGAAAGCGTTTGGCATCACTCTGACGAATATCAAATTATTAGCTGTGGCAATAAGATAATCACAGGCAGCTTTACAATGGCTAGTATGGAAATCAGCGAAGCTAAAGACGTAGTCGCTGACATTGAAGCCTTCGAGCTCTCTGGGATCTGGGAATGTCCGTACTGTGGTAAAGTGAATGTACACGACGCGGCTAAATGCTGGGATGGCGCAAGCGGCTGTCAGGCGAATAGGCCGATAATTTATAGGAGATAGTATGCCAATCATTACAATTACTGAATACAAGTTCCCTGACGGCGAGAGGCGTAGTAAAATCATCCTTGTCGATCAACCTGCGCTTGACGCCTGGGAGGCATTGAAAAAGCATGGGTGCTCAATAGGATACGAGGACAATGGACATGTCGTATATGCAGACGTAGTTGTGGACGCAACGGATGATATGATAGCGAACACAATTTTCATATTCTCAACCAAGGCATATTTTAGCGAGCGCGTATCAAAGATGCTCGTCAAGGCTCTTGAGATTTACAGTGAGCGCTATGACTAGATGGGTTACTTCTGATTCTCACGCAGGCCACCTCAACATCATTAAGTACTGCAATCGCCCATTCGAAGACGTGGAGCATATGAATGAGGTGCTTGTCAGTAATTGGAATGAGCGAGTAGATGGAGATGACACTGTCTATCATCTAGGAGACGTGACGCTCAGCGGCGCTAAGTATGCTACAGAGTTCTTCTCGCAGCTGAATGGGCACATCATTGTACTGGCGAATCGAAAGCACCATGACAAATACTGGCTTGCTGATTTCAAACCGTATGATATGTATAGCAAAAGTGGGTACGCGGTGCAGCTTGCCGAGCCACTTATGTCACTTGAGCTTCCTGAATATGCAGAGCAAGGATACCCAAAGACGCTTGTACTTTGTCATTTCCCCTTAGCAAGATGGGATAGATCGCACTACCGCTCATGGCACGTCCATGGGCATTGTCACGGAATGTATCAAGGCCCACCGCGATCAATAGATGTTGGAGTAGACTGCACCTACTACAACCCGCTATCATTCGGCGAGATAGCGCAAATGATGCTCAAATATGATTGAGATATTACACTCATCAGACGAGGACTTCATAATAGGAGATTCCTACCTGAAGTCTGACTTCCTTAATTGGGCGGACTCAAATGATGTCCCAAGTGGTATTATCATTCTCGTCGGAAGGCGCTTGTTCCTGACAGTGAGCATTGACGGCGATATCCATCTACAGCAAATCAAGACTGCCGGAGATCCAGTAAGTATATTGCAATTCGCGCAGACATACACGGGCAGCGGAGTACGTATGCGGCCTAGCGACACAAGGATTGTCATACTGCATTATCTGTCTGAGTATTGCTTAGAGCACAATCTGGCACCAAGGAATATGAGAATAGCAAGTGATCTCGGCATTATCGGAACTTCTGTATCTCAGCACATTACAGGACTAATAAAGGACGGCCTAGTTGATATGGACCATTACATCACAGATCTCGGCAGGCGCGTGGTAGAAGACCTATGCTAATCGCGAGGATCTACGTTAACGAGCGGCAGATAGACAGCATCTATATCAAGAACATTTCTGGGGACTTGGATGGAGAATGCGAATACAAGATTGTAGGCACTGACGAAGTCATCATACATAACCGCCCAGACGGGTACAAGAAATTGCTAGCTGAGGCGCTAAGGAGGCTGGACACAGTTGATAACCAAGGCTCTACTGGTCATGATATTGACCTCTGGGATAGCATCGCAGTATTCACGGGGAGTGATGGAGGCGGTTGTGAGGACTCGGCAGGCTGGGCTCACGGCGTACTCATTGCCGACGCAGATACCCAGCATAGTTGATGGATTCATAGCAGTAGTTGATTGTCGGAGAATTGGCGAAATCGTCAGAGTGCGGTATAATGAATACGACGAATACTTAATGATTGCAGACTGCTCTGGACATCAGGAGACAACTAATTGGATGAAGAGGAACAATATCATTATGGAAGTTGGTTACGAGACAGCGCTGAGGTGGGGAGTAGTTGGTAGAGGAGCGAAAGTGTCGATTATATATGAGGCGTACGGATATGAATTCGAATAGGTGAGGTAGTTAAATGGCAGTGCTTATAGTTTTATTTCTTCTAGGATTTACTGTGGTGGTAGTCGGAATGTCAGAGGATGAGGACACCGTAGTGTTTATTGGCGCTTTGGCAATCATCATATGCATGCTTTGTGTTAAGAATGCGTTAGAGCTTAGTGCAATAGATTACACATTAGCAAAACAATGTAAAACGGCTGGCTACAAAAACTTTGAGTTCAATGGCGACGATATGCAATTCTACTGTGTTGGGAACGATCTACCAGAGCGCACTGTACTTGAGGTCTACGAGATGAATACTGAATTCCAGGAAAGGATTGCAGAGAAGTGATAGTACTGTCTATGGCATTGTTTGTATTTATGGCCTCAATAATATTCCTAGATGATGAATTGATACAGCTAGTGATTGGGGCTATCGGTGTCTTGGTTACATGCTGGTTTATCTTATACGCGCGGCCAATAGAGCAAATCAAAAAGGAGCTGCTATACACTTGCAATACTGCTCAATATAATGGCTACGAATATTCGGATGGTGAATTCTTCTGCGTGAATAACAACGGCGAGCGGGTAAGCGCTCGCGCTGTATATGACGCTCGTGAGAAATACATTCAAATGGTAATTAAGGAGACAGAATAATGTACATTGATACCGAAGAGATTATCGCTAGCGCGGCAGCAGTTGGGCTTGTCGTATTTCTGGTAGCCCTAGTAGCGCTCTTGGCACTCTCTGCAGTCTGGTCTGCATTTCCAGTAACTACGGCTACTATCGCCGTTGCTGATAAAGAGTTCGCCGACGACACATACTTAATCTGGTCTGATTCTGGAGATGTATACCGCGTTGACGACTCAGTATTATCTGGTCGCTACGATAGCTCAAATGATTATTTCCGAATCAAGATTGGGTCTACATACGACGTGGTGCTCAGGGGAAGGCGTGTGCCAGTACTCTCGATGTATCCCAACATTGCAGAATTCACGCTTGTCGGCACAGGCGAATAAATGTCTGGCAATGTAATTGTAGTAATATGCACATTCAACTATCGTCTGTGGGAAAAGAATCTGCATAAGCTCCCTGTAATGAGCAAGCTCGCAGGATACGCAGGACACAACGCCGAGAGCCCGCTAGAGAACTTTTATGCGTGCGACAAGTATCTTGGCGTTAATGCATTTGAGGGATGCCTTGTGCGTCTGTGCGACAAGTACGAGCGCATTAGACATCTACGAGAAGACTCTGGGAATGATAAAGTAAATGAGTCTATAATTGAAACCGCGAATGATCTAGTTGCCTACGCATTGATAGCAACTATTCTTTACATAGAGAATGGATATGCATAAGCATCGTATCATAGTAGCTGGCGGTAGGAAGTTTGATGACTTCTGGTTGCTACGCGACACGCTCGACAATCTAACGCAGAATCTAGACAAAAATGACATCGAGGTAGTCAGTGGTTGTGCAAGTGGCGCAGATAGCCTCGGCGAACTGTGGGCAGAGGAGTTTGATGTCGAAGTGGCTAGATTCCCGGCAGACTGGAATGCTCACGGCAAGGGGGCTGGCTATATACGCAATCGTAAGATGGCGGAATATGCAACGCACCTTATTGCATTTTGGGATGGTAAATCTAGAGGGACGCATAACATGATCTTAATTGCACGAGAATATAGCCTGAAAGTGAGAGTGATACGATATGAGTGACTGTGATACAATCAAGACGCTGTATGACCACTACGGAAAAGTTATTAGATACGACACCTTATTCAAGTTCTTTGAAACATTTGACAGAGGAACTGGCATGTATATGCGCAGCGACGCACTCGTGGGACCAGAAAAAGGGCATGATCCATTCATGAGATCTGCGCCCGAGTGAGCCTAAGTTCTCCTGGCAAAATCTTGGTTGGGATACCTGGGATATGTCAGCGACACACGGTGCAGGAGATGCCAAGAAGCTTGTAAAAGAATGGGATCGCACTGGGACTGCCCATCTATTCTATAGGACAATGCATTTCCCGTTTGGTATGACTGACCCCGTAGCGTTGAGGCATCTTGAGCTCCATGAGTTCGCAGAGCTTGAGGCAGGATACGAGAGGAGATTGCAACTACTTGACAGGCACCTAGAGCCATTGCTAGATCTTGACGTACCGATCATTATCACTGGAGATCATGGAGAAGACTTCTATGAGCCAGAACTAATGCATATGCATCACCACAATCACAGCGACGAAGTTCTTAGAGTGCCGTTCTTCGGTAGAGGATTTGAGTACGCTGGCACAACTCCTATCATTAACAAACATGCTCTGAGAATCTTACGTAATGAGCCGTTCGAAATATCAGATACAATTAGGATATGGAGTGAAGGGCCATTTGATGGAGAGTGGAAGTATATCGTTATAGACGAGAAGGGAAAAACAATTATCACAAGTAATGGCATGCGACACGAGGCAGAAGACGATCGCGTATACACAAATTGCTCTGACCATTCCAAGTTAAACGCTAGACTGAAAGCACTGGGGTATTTATGAAAGTGACGCTGTGGGCAATCCAGCCAGATATGGAACTTGACAAGAAGCATCTGATTGCAGAGGCGGCCCGTGTATGCCATGCGTCAGTTGGAGACGACGATGACGAACTCCTTAGCAAGCTCGTTGAGTGGGTGCACTTGTCGCCATTCGAGCATGGCGTATGGTGTAAGCATATGTCTGGGTTCGGAGAAAGTCTTTATCGTAGTATGTGGCATAGCGGGTATAAGTATGGTGCCGATATCACAATGGATGGGTACGCTCCGCCAGTAATGAGTATTAATGGCAGGGTATCTATGGAGATAGGTAAGGAGCTGCCAAAGGAAGACGGATCATTTCTCACATTCGACGATCTATCAGACACAGAGATGATGATACACGGCGCCGTCACATTCTACATAGAAGGCATAAGCAGAGCTTGTAGCCACCAGCTCGTTAGGCACAGGGCGGCCTCTTTTTCCGAGCGCTCAATGAGGTACTGTGATACAAGCGAATCTGGAGCAGTGTGCCCTCAAGGGCTAGATAGCCAGCAACAAATTCTCTTTGATGGGGCGACCAGTGACGCATTTACTGTTTATTCAGAGCTCTTGCTTTTAGGTATTAACAAAGAAGATGCTAGAGCAGTACTACCAATATCAACAAAGACAAATATCGTAGTCACAATGAAAGTTCAATACTTCAAGCACTTCCTAGAAATGCGTACCACAAAACATGCTCAAGAAGAGATCAGGAACTTGGCATTTGAGATGGCGCGTCTAGCTAGGGAGGCAAACAGCTTCTTCGATTGGGGGTTCGCGAATGGGCAAGCGTAGACATAAGGCAAGAGTAACTAGACAGGACATACAAGAGCTGTACGTCAACGAGCGACTCCCTCTGAGAGAAGTTGCCGCAAAGCTCAATACCACTCAGACAACCATAATGAACAAGGTGCGTGAGTATGGATTTGAGCTCAGGGACAAAAGCTCAGCAAGGTTGCTAGCCATAGACACTGGAAGAATCGTATACCCGCGCAAGCACCACTTCGACAAAACATTCTTCGACGAGATTGGCCATGAGCAAGCATATGCAATGGGTATAATCTGGGCGGGAGGGTACATAGCAGAGAACGGGCTAAACATAATGTGCGGAGATTCCAGCGTTGACGTATGCTCTAAGCTAAAAGAGCTCCTTGGGATGGACCCTCTCCCATATTACATAGACTCCACAAAGCAAACGCCGATGTGGAACTCAGTAGTTACTAGCGCGGACTTGAGACGTAGGCTAATGGAGCTCGGGCTACAATACGGATCACATGCATACATTGCGTTGCCAAAATTACCAGACGAACTACACGCAGACTTCGTGCGCGGGTGGTGGGAAAGGAGAGGATTCTCTGCAGTATCTAACAGAATTCTTACAAAGCTAAACCCAATGGCGTTTCCAGACACAGAGATGTTCTATTGGAACACGGGCATTTTCTACAGCTCGTTTGAGCACACTGACGATATCGAGAGGGCTTACCATGTCTTGTACGACGGGTTGCACCCAAGGCTATTCGTTCCCAGAAGAAGAGATATGTTTATTGAAAGTGAAACTGCTAGAGCAAAAGATAAAGATCTTAGAGAGCTGTATAATGCACTCGTTGACTTACCGATCACTCCCGACAGATCCACTTCAGATATTCATACGTGGGAGGGCACCGTACTTACTGGAAAGATTTGAACGGAGTAGGAACACTGATTAGATTTAATCGAATTAACGTTCACAAAGCTTGATAGATTTGTTACAATAGTAGTGTTATCAGGGCGGTATCATTCAACGATGCCGCCCATATTTTACCCCTCAAAGGACAGACAAATGTTTTTCAAGAACAGGCTAGCCAAGCACCTTGGCACAGACGAGCAAATTCTCGCATTATCAGCAAGCGGAGTTAACGCACTATTTAAGCAACAAATACAACCGTGCGATATGCGCGGTGTGTGGAAATTTGACGATCTAATAGATGCGTCCATCGTAGCGAACAAATGCGACCTTGAAGGAAATCCGCTATGGAAGCAGGCTGTTGTCTACGTATATGTGATGTGCCCATCGACTCATTCGATATTCACATATAGACGCAACAGAGGCGACGCGCGCCTGAGCAGGCTGTATTCTATTGGCGTTGGCGGGCATGTGAATCTCAATGATATAATGGTGGGGGGCGACTTCTATGATGCCATATATCGCGCCGCGAACAGAGAGCTTGATGAGGAAGTGGAATTCGGCTCGGCTGGCACACTACAATACACATACATCATCAATGACAACTCAAATTCAGTAGGCAAAGACCATGTTGGCATTGTAATGAAGACAATGGTAGCTGGTGAGGCGTATAGGCTAAATGAGCCTGACGCATTTATCGAAGAGCACTGTGGGTTTGTGTCGATAGAGGATCTGGGTAATTTAGAATACGAGAGCTGGTCACGGCTTTTGGTTAATGAGATAACAAGGTAGGTTGAATGTTCAAGAATAGTTCCGTCGTAGAGAAGTTGTTACGTGATAGATATTACACAGAGCATGAGTCATCGTGGGAGCAAATAGCGCAGCGTGTATCTAGGTACGTTGCGTCTGCTGGGGTAGTACGTGGAGAAGATACCCTGACAGATATTAAGACTAACGAAGCAATCTTCTACGATGCTATTATGCGTAGATACATTATCCCTAACAGCCCGACCTTGTTCTCGGCTGGATTCAACACTTCCGTGTCGCTTTTATACAAAGACATTAGCGAGATGTCGCTTAGCGATTACCAAGAGATATACGACTCACGGCGTAGTAATGGGTCATTGAGCGCTTGCTTTGTCCTCGGCATAGAAGATAGTATGGAATCAATCTATACAGCTCTCAGAGAAATGGCGCTAGTAACCCAGAGCGGCGGAGGAGTCGGGTTTGACTTCTCAAAGCTCCGCCCTAAAGGGTGTGCTGTTAATGGAGCAGGGGGAGTCAGCTCAGGGCCACTTTCTTTCATGAAAGTCTTTGACGTATCTGCCGACGCAATCAAACAGGGCGGAAAGCGCAGAGCTGCCTTAATGGGCATACTGGACTACGACCATCCAGACGCAATGGACTTTATCAGCGCCAAAAAGGACAATGATGGCAAGAGCGTACTAAGTTACTTCAACATCTCATTAGACATAAACCCAGACGAGTTCATTAGATTGCTAGACGAGGACGGCGACGTAGTATTTACTCATGAGAAATCTGGGGACATAGGGACAATCAACGCTCGTGAATACCTGCATATGATTGCAGAGAATGCATGGAAGACTGGCGATCCTGGGATAGTGTTCACGAGCAGGCACAATGAGTACAGCGCGTATTCGAATACAATGCCGTGTGATGCTACTAACCCTTGCCAGCCAGCATTCGCTACAGTATTAACGCCTTCTGGTATTAGACAATTCAAAGATATAGATACTGGTAGTGTTATATGGTCTGGTAATGCGTGGACAACAGTGGCGCGTAAATTGCGCACGGGCACAAAAGACGTGTATGTCTACGGCACAACGTCAGGGAGATTTGTAGGCACAGAAAACCATCGCGTTGTAACTAAACATGGAAAACTAAACGTATCTGAGGCACATGAGATTCTTGTCGGCGGTGGCGTGTGCTCATTAGCTAGCGAGCTTGACCCGCAAGACGTGATGGATGGATTAGTTATCGGTGACGGGTCTGTCCATGCGGCCAGCAATAACAAGGTCGTTCTATACATTGGAGAAAATGATCTTTCGTACTTTGATTCAGAGATATCTGATCTTCTCAATAATTTCCCAGGAATCCACGTATACGATAGAGAAAAAGGCACTGGCGCGTGGACTATTACAACAACTGTGCGGGCAGACGAGTTACCGAGGACATACAACAGAACTATCCCAGAGAGATTCTATCAGGGAGATGAAAAGAAGGTAAGGGGTTTCCTGCGTGGATTATATTCTGCGAACGGGTGTTCAATATACAGAGGGGATCGCATTGCTAGAGTATCACTAAAGGCGTCTAGCTTGAGCATTATAGAGATGGCGCAAGACATGCTATCGTCCATTGGTATCCGTTCGTATTATACAACTAACAAATCAACAACTGTGAAACATCATAATGGCACATACACAGGGAGACAAAGCTACGATCTGAATATTAGCACGGATCGCGGAATTTTCTTTGCTAAAGTTGGATTTATACAGCCGTATAAATATGGAGAACTTGGCGGTGTACTTAACGGCGACAAGTATGCAACTATCGTATCACGCGAATTACTTGGTAAGTTTGATGTTTATGACATTACCGTAGATTCTCCAGAGCACACATACTGGACTGGCGGGCTAATCGTGTCAAACTGCGGAGAGCAGTTCCTGATGAGTAATGGCTCATGCAACCTAATGGCAATCGACATAGCCAAATGCGGTAGTATACCAGAGATCAATCGCTACGCACGTATTGCCACGCGTTTCCTAGATCACATCATTGATATCAACTCATTCCCTCTGAAGCAAATCGCAGATACGAATTTGCGATATCGCGATATCGGTCTCGGCGTTATGGGCGTGCATGACTATCTCATTGACAAGGACTTGCAATACGGCTCTGAGACTGGCAGGTTAGAGATTGCTCGTGTGATGGCTAATATAACAAACACTGCTTACCTTATCAGCTCTGGGATGGCTCAGAAGTACGGGGCTGCACCAGTGTTCTCTGGGAGTAGATTCATTACAGAGAATTTGTTCAGCCCAATTCGAATGCTTGATCATAATAGCATGGCGGATATTAACAGCAAGCTAAGAATGACCTTTGATATCGTCAGGCGCAACGGCTTGCGGAATATGTCAGTCACAACGATAGCGCCGACGGGATCTACCTCCTTGATTTCTGAGTGCAGTTCTGGGATCGAGCCGGTTTTCCTTTTTGCACATCGTAGGACAATGGTCTCGAAATCTGGGGAAGACGCAGTGTTGAATATGGCACATCTTTCTATCCCAGAGCAATACATTGATCGAGTGCTTGATGGCGAAAGTCTATATGATCTTACTGGAGATGGCAAATACCGCTCCGCACAGGAGATCGCCCCCGAAGACCATCTAATGATGCAGGCGTATGCGCAGGCATATGTAACTAACTCAATTAGTAAAACGATCAATTTGCCAAATAGCGCTACGGTGGAGGATATAGAGCGGATCTATAAACTAGCAATGCGCGGTGGAGTGAAAGGCTTAACTGTGTACCGTGACCAAAGTTTGATGTGGCAACCGCTCGCGAAGCCAGAGAAGAAAGAAATCGCATTTACACTAATGCCAGAGCGCGACAAAGAACTATCTGGATATACCAGAGTCCATAACGACGGCGGGCGCAAGACATACGTTACCGTGAACTTCAATGACGACGTTGAGCCAGTAGAGGTATTCATCAATGGAGACAGCAGGGTAAGCGAGCTTATAGGCAGGATGGTCTCTATGGCATTGCGACATGGTGTAACGCCAGAAAAGGTCGTTAACCAGCTCATCAAAACTGGCGGGTATGCAGCAGAGATAGGAGAGATACTCTATAAAATGATGGTGAATGCATATGAAGACAGGCCACTGATAGAGTATGAGTGGGAAAAGACGTCATATGGATTCTCAGTCAATAGCAGGGGTGATATTAAGTGCCCGTCGTGTGGCGGGATTAATACAATTCATATGACTGAATCCTGCGTCTTATGCAGCAGCTGTGGATATTCGCTCTGTAATGCATAAAGCGACTGTGTACATATAACATTTAACGTTGCACTACCTTCAGCCTCTAGTTTATACTATACATAAATTGGAGGCTGAAATCATATGGTTAAACACACGATAGAAGAAATCAAAGAATTAGCTCGCGCAAAAGGTGGCGAATGTTTATCAGATAAATATATTAGTACGAGAACAAAATTAACTTTTAAGTGCTCTAAGGGGCATATATGGGAAGCAATACCGCAGGGTATTTTATACACCGACACATGGTGCCGAGTATGCGCCGGGCACGTAGTCACGCTGGAGGACTTGCAAAAGATTGCCGCAGAAAGAGGCGGAGAATGTCTGTCAAATGAGTATGAGGGCCACCAGATAAAATTGTTATGGCGATGCTCCAGGGGCCATGAATGGCTCACTACTCCTAGCTTAATTAAACAAGGCAAATGGTGCCCGCAATGCTATGCGGAACGATATGGGAGAAGCCTTATTAAATACGCGATAGAGGATATGCGCTCTATGGCTGCGCAGCGCGGCGGGGAATGCCTATCTAGTGAATATATCAATAGCACAACAAAGTTATTATGGCGATGCAAGCACGGGCACGAATTCTATGCCCATAGCGCCAGCGTCAGAAGTGGCAGATGGTGTAAGAAATGCGCGGGAGTTGCTAATGCCAAGATACACAGGAAGCATACAATAGAAGAAATGCGCGGGCTCGCCGCAGAGCGCGGGGGAGAATGCCTATCTAACAAATATGTGAATACGCTCACAAAGCTGCGCTGGAGATGCTCTAAGGGACATGAATGGCGAACTGCGGCGCAGAATATTTTATATCGCGACCAATGGTGCCCGATATGCTGCAAAATAGGATATAGAGAGGGCGTTTTCCGTAACGCAATTGAAAATATAACAGGGCGCCCGTTCCATTCTATTAGGCCAGCATGGCTAAGAAATCGTCATGGCTATGTATTAGAGATAGATGGATTCAATGAAGAACTGATGCTTGGATTTGAATATCAGGGCCAGCAACATTTTGAATACATCCCAAGATTTCATGGCAAAAAAGGCAGTGGTAAACTTGCTCGGCAACAGCAGAACGACTATGACAAAAAGATCGCACTTCAGGAGCGCGGTATTAAAATGCTATATCCAGATTACAGATTAGACGTGACAAAGTTCGATAGCTTTATCCGCGAGAGACTCCCAGCATATAGCCAATAACACAAAAAATCAGGGGAGCCCGATTAAGGACTCCCCTTTTTTAGTTTAGCACAATGCAATTGTCAATCCTGAGTATCTTCTCCCACTCTGGATGCCTATGCCCAGTCTCATAGCACTCAATTGCTATACCGCCCCTTTGGAACCTAGCGTTGAAGGCTCCGCTCTTGCTGAATTTCAGATAGCAGTTCTCGCCAACGTCCTCAGAGAGTCTTTCCCTGAGATTATCATACGAGTTATTATTCAGCCAGTCGGGTATGATGTCTGGGTTCTCTGGCTTTTTCTCGCTGTCTGCAAGCATCGCGTCGAAGTCAAACTTAAACCGCTTCGCTGACCCGTCAGACTCCTCGATGTATGCATGTGGCATTTCCTCAATGATCTCAGCCATCTTCACGTAGATATTAGACTTGCTGATATTAGCAATGGCGGACATATCATTATATGTCAACCACTCCATCTCATGCTCTGTGCAATATGTCTGGAACTCAATGATGCGTTTAGTCCACGTTTTTGTTAAACTTTTTGACATTATTCCCCCACGTTAGAATCGAAAACAAAACACAGATCACCAAATGCAGCAACCCACACACAGACATCGCCCATCCACCAGCGAGCCCCATGATACCCAGATACCAATAAAAGATTGTCGCCGCAGCGAACATTACTGCAATTATACCACCGAACATTTTATCTCCTCACAGTGCTGGCGACATAGGCGCGCCGTCTTGATTGTACCATCCACTACCAATCCACCTTTGGTCTGCAACTCCCTGATCTGAGAAGGTCCATGAGCACATTCCGTCGAGTGTATTACGCTCACGCAGGAAATCATCTAGATACCACACATAATCACCCCAGCTATCCGCGTCATACAGATGCCACCCGTCGTCGCCGACAACGAAGCCATTGATTACAGGGAATGTAAGGTCTCGCATATGAGACGGACTATACACACCACCCTCTGTAGAAATGGTGATAGGGACGACGCCAAGCTCTTCGTAAAAGCGTTCCTGCATATGCTCATAGTACATAATGCAGAAGTCGTCTACGTATCCATTCTGTTCTGGGTTGAAATCGAAAGGTTTATTGAACGGGCTGACGTGTACGGCAAGCCAGATCTTTCCTTGCTCCGCATACGATTTGAATTCTTCATAATAATGGTCAACAGTCCAATCCAAAATCTTGTTAAACCACATCACGCCAGACACAGTTTGATTGACAGCCCCTCGGTCTGTAGGCGCCATTGCCGGGAATGCGGCCCTGCCGCCGACTCTGATAATGTGCATTGCATCATCCCACCAAGATTGCGCTAGTGTATTAACCTGACTAGAATTATGCCAGTCAGCATTAGCCATCTCAATGTTGGGCTCATTCATCCCCTCAATGTATTCTCCACCAGCCGCAACAACCTCAGCTGCATGCAGAACGACTCTTGGGTTCCTTCCAGGAAGGTGAGAGCCGGGCTCATAAAGCCTAACGACAGGCTCAATGCCTGAATCCTTTAGAACACGAACCCATGTTAGCACGCCGTGATTACCATTATACAAGAGCTTATACCAATGAGGAGTTTCTCTAAGAGAACGCAGCCTCGCGACCTCATTATCCATTCCGTTAACCGGCGCTGATAGAATTGGGGCAGCGTGTACGCCAGTGACATATGAGGCAGACGGGCGCCACATATTCACGAAAGTATTTTTCCAGTTACCGCTAACCGAAGATGCCCAGCCGGGGCACTCAGTAACGGTCCAGTCCATATGCCCAGTGATATCATTATCTGAGATCTGCATCTCAGAATGATCGACAGCCCAATTAGCAACCTCGACCATAGACTGCAACTGTGCTAGTGTGGGGGCTGTTAAGTCTAGCCTGCCAACGACACCAACTGACAAATGATAATTAGGATAATCTGTATGGTCATGGTAGCAAGCCCACTCCAGCTCATTGGCCTTAACGATCTCGCCGTCTTCCATAATCCACAAAGTATATGGCTGCGAAGGTCGGCCAACGCCATCCTTCTCGTATATATACCAATCCATATCGGCGGGATCTACGGTTCCATATGTATGGTGGAATGTGAGTGCGTCAATTTCACTAACGCTACGCTGTATCCATCCGCCTGGGAACTCAGGGATATCAGTCCTATATGGCAGCTCGCTTGTGACATCACGATCCCAAATCACGTCAGGAGGCGGAGCTCCCATGAACTCCACCTCAATACGCGGATCAATATCAGCAGCCCAGGCTATCCAAGCGGGATGGTCTTTATACGCACGATCCCATACAGCCATTACTACTTCCATGCCAGCGTCAAGTAGCTCAGTTGCCCAAGACACAGCGTCTGTGGCAGCCGGGCCAACTGTTTGCTGAGTCTCTGCGCAGATAGCATAGATCTCGAAGCGCCGCTCAAGTGAGATATCTGCCTCGACTACATTATAGCGCTTATCATACGGCGCTACTGGCAGCTCGCACTCTGGAGGCAGCGGTTCAGTTTCTGGAGGAAGTGCGTTTTCCCTGCCATGTACTGCAAGCATCATATCGCACAGCTCTGACCACATAGAGCGCATATCATATCGCGACCAGCCCTCGCCCATTGAGAACCCAGATAGGCCGAGGCAGTAGTACAACTCAGACATCGCGTCGTCCGCTTTCGCAAATTCAGTAGTCAGACTCTCGACTGTCGGATACTCTGGGTGACCCCAAATACCACTATTGCCAATCTCTGTAACCGAGTACTCTGTGAATATGAATGGGAGAACGCAGTTGTTTGGGATAAGGATTTCGTCGTACAGTTGTATCGGGCGCAGTAGATGAGATTCCCATTCTGCTGGATACATACTTCTGCAGTACGCATGCAGGCTGAGAATGTGCCCGCTATACTCGGCTAACTGGAAGAACTCAGTCTGCTCCCAGATCTCGCGCCAGTCCTCGATCTCTGGAACGCCGGTGGAGTAAGACATAAGCGCGAGCTTAATGCCCCAGCTATTGGCGATATACATACATTCAACTGCAAACTCAGCCATTGGTATATGGCTGGGCGGGTCTTGTTCATTCCAGAGCTCCCAGTACTCTACAACATCCTTATATTCATCAATGATAGGCTTGAGGCTTTCCATATAAGCCGAAGCGCTGGAGTTGAAGTCTGGACCCTCGATGTTGATATTGGGGTCAGTCCCGTGCATTAGGCGCACGATGAACTTAGTAGTTGGGGAGAGAGCTTTGAGGTTGCGAACTGCCAGCATATCTTTTGCATAAGGAGCCACGATCTTGCAGTACGGCAGCGGGCTACCCTCTTCAGACATGCGCATGAGAATATCATACGACCCAGCTTCTCCTACACCATGGGGATGCCACTTAGAGCCAGTCTTGATTACAGGGTAATCATAATCGACGTCTTCTGGTGGCCCTGGCGGCGAAGCTTCCCCAATTTCTTCAAGGGAGAACTTAGTCATATAGCGGTCATTATGATGATTACGCCAGCGATTATCGCACCAGGAGAACACTGTGATCTTATCCGATTCTGCTGTAACAGTAACGCCTGGCAGCTCAGAGTATTCGTTATAGACGGCGTATGGCTCAGACCATACTACATTAGGGCTAAATGGACTCACCCCGCCAGTAGGGTCAATGCCAATCTTGAAAGACACTGATTGCAACATGTCTCGATGTTTCTGATCGTCCGCAAACTCAGCGTCGATATCAGCCCAAGACATTGCAAACGGGCCGTATCCAACCCCGTCAGAATACAACGGGTCATGATCGTCGCTGCTCCAAGCGTGCGACCATCCGCCGAGAGTGTACTTATTGCCAGGGGTAGTCGCTGCCTGTTGGTAAATGCCGCCGCGACTGGTAGCATTCGTATTGAAGAATGCAATACCGCGCGCGTCTCCGCACCAGCGCTCTGGGTATATCTTATTATCGACACTTCCCTCTGTTAACTTGACTTCTGGGACAATCCATCCAGCCTCATTCGCAAGATCCCACGGCGGCCTAAATTCCTCGGCGTGCTCAAACCATATCTCCCAATGCTCTGGGCGAGTAAGTTGGTGGCGTAGGTTAGTTGTATAGAATTCTTGATTTGGATCGCTGGTCGTCCAGCACCAAGTACGATGTGGATCATCTTCAGCAACATAGACTAGATCAGGGTTCAACAACAAGTTCGTCATCGCTCTCCTCTGGCGGGTTTAGTAGCCGCCTCTGCTTATCAATCAAACGATCAAGTAAATCTCGGTCTTCTCTCAATGCACTCACGGCCTTGTTCTCACCCTGCGCCAGCGTCTTTTCTTCTCCAGTATCCACATCTCCATAATAATAGTATGAGCCGCGTTTGTACGCAACGTCTCCGTAGTTAAACAATTCCCTTGCTACATCAATACCAAATCCATCAGTGATCTTAAACGTAGCAGATCCCCATGAGATGCCCACATTCTTCTGAAGAGTGACCCTAGTCTCGATTCCTATTGGGGGCTCTGGCGGCTTTTTCTTAGAAGGAAAAACTTTCCCAATATAGTCGATCCTGCCGAGGACTGAGCTGTAGAACTTAATTGCATTACCACCAACCATAACAGTCTTCGGGGCGCCGAACCCTTTTGCGCCAAAGTTTGCGGATCTATGGGACGTGAAGATCAAAGAGACATTGTTGCGCTTAACTGGGCTGATAACCTTTTCGAGAATCTCTTTGATTAGCCTTGCCCTGAGACCTGGGTTAGATTCGCCGACCTCGCTCTCCGCGATCCTTTTCGGAGTGAGGGCTGCCATACTGTCGCAGACGATCATAGAGTAATCGCCAGTTTTAGCAAGGTTAATAATCGCCTGCCCTACCTGCTCGCCATACACTTCGTTATAATAATTCAGATCTATTACTGTGAGCTGATCTATATCAACCCCGATCCGCGCAAAGTATTCTGGGTCAAAGCGCAACTCTGTATTAGCAAAGGCGACTAAGCCGTGCTTTTGCGCTTGCGCCATGCACGATGCGACCAGCGTACTCTTACCGCCACCCTCCTTGCCCCAGAATGAGCTAATGAGCCCCTTTGGTATCCCGCACAGCTTGCCTCTTTCGCCTAGAAGTAAGTCCAGGCCGATGCTGCCAGTAGAGATGTATCCGCCAGTGTGTTTGTATTCTTCCCCAGGCAGCTTGATATAGCCCTTATACCTTGCGTTAAGCTTAGTGATTTCTTCTCTCGCTTTAGCCCTAGCAGTTTTGTCTGACATTATACTTCCCTCCAGAACGGATGATACCCAGGGATATCCCAGACGCCATTACCAAGCCATGTTAATTCATACATATCTAGGCCATGGCATTCGTACGGGATAGATTTTCTTCCAAGAGATGTTTCTAGGTCATAGAAAACCTGCAATGGCATTAGCCAAGTCTTGCGCGGGCGTTTCTTACTGCGTATTGTATCTCCAACGCATATCCACAACCACTTCTCGTGACCGTTGTCATCTACAGCCCAAGCCCTCTGGTCTTCTTTGAATTCAGAGAATGCAAAGCTAGAATTGCCAGCTTTGACCTCAACGTCAACATAGCGACCAACGACTCCATCTGGCGGAATGTACACATTCGGAAAATCGAAGACGCCAGCCTTGCTCTGAGGGAACATAAGCTTACCGCAATGCATACAACGCAGCGCGTCCCTGGACTTCACAGCATTGAATCCAAGCAGGCGCATTGACACGCCTGCCTCTTTATCAGCCTGCCCTCTTTCGCGCGCCACTACGGGACGAACCCCGCAGGTCTAACTTCAATCTTATGGACAGCATTAAACAACTTCATATCCCTGAGATCAATAAATCTCACTGACCCACCATTAAATCCCTGTATACCAAACCCTGGGCCGCCGCCGACAACTCCAGCCCAGAGAATCTGCAATATCTCATTATCTCCTGGATGCATAATAAGATCGCCAACCTTGAAATCATGCGGCTCTATAAGAGCACTTTCTTCAGTTTGCAGAATACACCATCCTTATTGATTAATAGAATGCTCTGTGAAGGTCTTCCAGTCTTACGTAGATCCTTAGCTATGAATGGGCTTGTCTCTACAGGCGCACCGTTCGTGACAATCTCAATATCAACATCCTCAAGCATATTATCTGTGTGGAAATGCGCCACGATAATGTAATCAACAAAGCGGATATCACTCGCTGGCATATCTGGATTATCTCGCGCGAGCGCCTTGTCCTCTACGAGCAAAGACGACTGGATGTAATGCCCAGCCTTCGTAAGCCCATACGCAGGCAGTCCCTGATACGAGCGGATACCATCGCCGTGCATAAAGTAGAACCCGTATCCTTGTATCTTATCGTACCAATGCCACGACTCTGAGATAGAAAAGCGGATGTTACTTACCCCTCGGAGGAGAGCCATCATATAATTATAGCCAGCGTAATCCATTGTCTCAGTGGGTATCACGTCAGTCTTAGTCTTTGATAGCCTTGAGTGATTACCAGGCACGGCGATAATAGTGAACTTACAATCTGAGTACTTATCTACCAAGTCTCCGATATATGAAGCCAGAATAGAGAACAGTTGCAGCATCTGAGTTACAATCCCAGACGAAATAACTCGCGCTTGCGTATCACGGATCTCGCTACCCTCAACCATATCTCCAAGCATAGCAAGGTATATATCAATATTGCCATACCTAGAAATCGCAGCCTCAATTGATAAGTCGATCTCGTGGATGTATTCTGCGAGACGCGTCTCTGCAATACGAGTGGAGTATTCCTGATACTCGCCCATCATCTGCTTTGTGGTGTGCTGCCCCCAGTGCCAATCCCCGAACAGGGCCAGCAGAGAAACGCAACTCTGCGAATCTTGAAACTCCGTGATAATATGCGGCTCTGGCATTGAAGTAACAGCGTCTTTAATCGCGTCGGTAATCCAATTTCTATTCGCCAGCATGCGTTGTTGCTTATTTAGCAAGGCTTTCGTTACTCGCCTATGCTCCTTCTCGTCGTAGTTATCCATAAACGAATTGAATGTATCGTCATTAACGGCTCCCTCTAAGAGATCCGCAAACTCCATTACTCCAAACTCCCTCTTGAGGCCATCCCTCAGAGTCCTTCTGGGCATCTCCATTGCCCGAGACAAACTACCCCATCCTTCACAAGTATGCGCTACCTTCTTTGCCTTCGTATAAACGTTGTCCCAACTATATTTGTTAGTCATAAAGCTCCAATGGCCGTTCTGGAAATTCGCTGGTGTAATACCAGTAGAATTCAGTGTGTGTGTAATCGTATCCGTATCTGGAGTGCATTCCCCTGAACAGATACCCAATCCACCCTGCGATCCCCTGAACGATATCGTGGTGCTTACGGCACAGCAATACCATATTCATTGGGCTGATACATTGCTCTAAACCGCCAGTGGCAAAATGAGACTTCGATAGAATCTCATGCACATCGCGCCCTACGGCGCCGCAGACGAAGCATCTCCCATGCTCTCGCTCTATGATAATAGGATCGTACTTTGTTTTCAGCTCTCTAACAATATTTCCTCTGTTTCCCATATGACTATTATAACATATTCTGCATTTAATTCAACCACTTCGTCCAAGGTTCGCATACCTTGAAATTAATGAGACAATGGTCTCATGAAACCCATGGCTCGCCGAGCATTCACAGAGAAGCAGCAAATCATAATGGACTGTATTCTAGCAAGGCTTGGCGTAGTTACGCCACACGACTACCCTGCTATCAGTGCTGCCTCTGGGGCTAGTATCACTTACATAATTTCCATTCTAAACGCCACGTCTAACACCGGCAAGCGCGTCAACGAAGAGATTAACCGCAGGCTAAAGTATCTTCCTATCGCTGATAAGGAACGCCGTATAGGGTACGCACATACCATGCTTCAGGATCAGCTCGACAGACGCATCCGCAATGACGAGCCGCTTACTGACATGGACCCGTTAGACATCCTGGATTACATTCGCAAAGAAGAGGGCTCTCAAGCGCATGGGACAATTGATCAGCGCACGCAAACGATAAACGTATTCGATTTTGGCAAGTATGATGATGACAAGCTAAACTCGCTCATTGCTAAATTACAAGGCGCCATCGACAGCGGAGAAGACGTTACAGAGATTGCTATTGAAGAGGTTGTAGATGCAGAAACAGTCACAGTTATCTCAAGAAGCCCTGACACAGCAGATGCTGATGGACGCATTGAAGGAGAGGGCTCGCAGGATATCTGAAAAAGCACTCAAGGCTCCAGAGACTGACGACGAACTCTACGAATGGATTAGAGATGTACTTGGTTACAAGATAGCCAGGACTACTACAGACCCAGAACACCAAGCTCCATTCCAGTTCATTGCGGACGCATACTTTGAGAGATACCCAACCATGCTGGCGCAAGGCCCGCGCGGTGGCGGCAAGACGCTTGGGTTCGCTATCCTTGAATATGCTCTAATGGTCTTCAAGCCCAATATCTACATCGTCGCTGTTGCTGGATCTCAAGAGCAGGCTATTTCTGGTTACGCATACTTGAGCGGCAACTCTGCTGTGGATGGCGTTACAGGGCTTGTCTACAACAAGCATCTCACGCACTTGCTAGACAGAGAGCCGAGGGTCACTAAGACCGTGCTCTCAAATGGGTCTAGGATAGAGATCCGTACTGGCGGTTCTGAGAAAGCAGTTTCTGGTCCGCACCCACAAGTCCTAATTGTGGACGAGCTCGATCACATTGATCCAGGCCCATTGAATACTGCTCTGCAGATGCCTCAGAGCAACAAGCAATACAAATCAGTTGCGTTGCTTGCGTCGTCACAATACCACACAACTGGCACATTGCAGGATATGCTCGACTCGTCTGAGGACAGAGGGATCAAGACATATCGCTATGATCTATTCGATGTAATGGAGTCGTGCGGAAAACAGTACCCAGACCAATGCGAGGACTGCCCGTTCTATATGTGGAAGAACCCATATACAGGGGCAGAGGAAGAGCTATGCAATGGGAGAATAGCTCAGTCTGACGGGCATTACACATTCAGAGATGCCGTTTCCAAGTTTGCAAACATCAACGCCGAATCATTCGCGCTGCAATCTCTGCTTATGACAGGAGCTTCTCAGGGATTAGTATACTCACAATACTCTAAGCGTAACAAGAAAGCATTTAAGGATACTGAGCACGACATCTCTGCGTGGCGCGCATTCGCTGGTATAGATATGCGCGGGCGCGGTAGAATCGTAGTAATACTTGAGTCACCGCAGACGCTCCCTAACGGAAAGCACAAAAGGTGGGTTGTCAGAGAATGGGCAGACGAGAGTAACACGCCTAGCAAGCTCATTTACGCATGCGCTAGGATAAAGTCAGAGATCCTGGACGAATACGGCTTAGTGATAAGCACATTCTGGGCAGAGAGACCTGCTGGAGACCTTATCAGAGGCTTTCCGAAAAGCCTTAGTGCGCAGACAGTGCCAAAGGAAGTAGGCGGAGTGATATACGGAGTAGCCATCGTAAGAGATTATTTGCTGGACAACTCTGGAGAAATCAGCTTACTTATTGACACCGACCGTTGCCCACAACTTGACGACGCAATGCAAAACTACAAACACAAGAGTCTGAGAAATGGTGGATTTGACAGGAACGCATTTGAGACAAGCAACTCTGACTTCTGCGACGCTCTTAGATACGCCATAGTCGGTGGAGTTAAAGCCGTCACGCACTTGCCAGAGCAAGAAGTCATGAGAACTGAAGAGCGCATGGAATCAATGAGCAGGTCAATAGCTAACATGCCTAGAGAGATAAGTGGCGGGAGATGGAGTCCGTACTAGCGTTAAGGTTTACCTTGGTTCGGTAACGTAATAGAATATTGTTGTGACTAGAAATATACTTGCAGGAGAAACTTATGGAAATTGTTATTCTTACGTGGCTTAGTCAGGCTGCTATTTACCTGTGGTCTTTGTGGTACGTGCAATTCATTTCTTACCACGTACTATTCAATGTTTCCGTAGCATTGCTAACTGCGATCGTGAATGCTGAATTCAAGCTAGCAAAGGTTGGGGAATTTCTCTATCGCAAGCTCCTGCCATACATCGGCCTGCTTGCAGTCGCCGAGGCGTTTGGTGGAGCAATCGGACTAGCTGCGCTAACGCCTGCGGTTATGGTGCTTATTGAAACCAGGCTGGCCGCTGATCTAATGGAGAACCTAAAGATTCTTGGAGTGCCAATCCCGGACGCTATTATCAAAAAGCTAGGCATTGGCGCCGAAGAGTAATCAATGGCGAATTTCAATGAACTTGGCACGCCTGGCACCCTCCAGTTCAACGGAGTAGTCAGCGAGTCGTGGATTAGGGACTTGCGCTCAAGCTCGCGCAAAGTCAAAGTCTTCGATGAGATCAGCAGGCTAGACCCTATCGGTAGCGCCATGCTTAATACCACCAAAATGTTTCTACAAGGCGCACGCCTGCATGTTGAAGACGGCGGTGATACCTCAGCTGATAAAGACAAAGCAGAGTTCTTAGAATACAACCTCCACAATATGTCCAAGTCATTCGAGGACGTGATTGGCGACATAGTATATTTCCTTGTCTACGGGTGGATGGACATGGAGATTGTATACAAAAAGGGCGACGATGGCGGTGTTGAGTGGCGCAAGTGGGCGCCTCGGCACCCAGTTACTTTGGACAAATGGGAATTTGATGAGTCCGGCGGGCTTAGTGGAATGTGGCAGTCGTGGCAGAAGACGGAAGTCTTTATCCCTATTGAGAAGCTGTTGCACTTCACAACCACCGGCGCAGGGAAGAACAACGTAGAGGGGATCAGCTGTTTCGAGGCAGCGTACACTTCGTGGTTTTTCGTCAAGAACCTATCTATCCTAGAGGCAGTAGTTTGCGAGCGCCTATCGGGCACGCCAACAGTTACGCTGCCAGAGAACGCTGACACATCAGAAGGCAGTGAAGACGTTATACGAGCCAAGTCAGTAGCAAGAAACATTAAGCTTGGTGACGATATGGGGTTAACGCTTCCGTATGGCTGGGGTTTCGAGTACAAGATGCCTGCCAACGGGCCTGCTATTAGTATAGGCGAAGTTATCAGGCGCCATCAAGAAGACGAGGCCAGGACGATGATGATGGACTTCATCATGATTGGCAGCGGCGGTGGCTCTTACGCGATGGTTAAGGACAAGTCGTCCCTGTATGTAATCGCTCTGAACACATACCTAGACAAAATAGCTGCCATTATCAACCGCCATGCAGTTCCGCGCTTATTTGAGCTCAACAGCATGCCTGAAACAGACAAGTTGCCAGAGGTATACTTCGACAAGATCTCAAAGATTGATGTTGGCGACTTCGCAACCATCATCAGCTCTCTATTCAATGCAGGCGCAATCACCTACAACATGGAGACTGAGAACCAAGTTAGGCGGATGATCGGCATCGAACAAATAGACGAGCCCGGACTACTACTCAAGCCGAACTTACCTGCGGATCAATCTCCAGGAGAGCCGCCAGAGGGCGAAGACGTACAGGATGTCAAGTTACCTGCAGAGCAAGACACTAAAATGTCTGAGTTCGCAGATTCAATTACAGCTACTTCGGCTGCCGCATTCACGGCGTCAGTCGCGCAGGAAGTACTAAACATCTACGAGCGCGAGTTGGGAGCGCTGCCAGAGGATCTCGCCGGGAAAGACGAAGACGAGTGGGCGGACATCATCGACGTCTATATGGACAGGTTCTTAGATGAAGTTAAGGGAAGTCTCGCAGAGGGAATGATTGCTGCGTGGATCAAATTCGTTGGCGACAGCCCACCGCTCGAAGGCTACAAAGCAATTGTTGGCGAGCTGATATTCCAAGCTGATTACCTAGACTCCAGTCTGAGAAAATCTATATCGTCGGCGCTGATAGACAAACTAAGAGAGTTGGGCGGATACGCAACTGACATTATCGCGGACGCGATACGTGGTGTGTTGGCGTCGTTCACATACAGGCTACGGATGTATGCGGGCTCAACGTATAAAATCTTTGGCAACCATGCTACAGCGTGGAGAGCAAAGCTTCGCATCAACAATGTCTTCCCGCGCAACAAAGTGCAGATGGACTGGAAGAACGGGCGGATTCACAGCGATGGCGTGCTTGCAAAGAACATCACAGAGAATGACGAGCGCGTATGCTCTGAGTGCGAAGCTCTAGAAGATCTTGGATGGACAGACCCGCCGAATATCACGCCTATTGGGCAGAGGTTGTGCGGCGGGAACGATCGTTGCTATATCACGTACAAATACCATGGACGAAATTTCTAGCTACATCATAGAGAATGAAGATCTTGCTCAGATTATAGGGTTAGTATTCCTTACCCTCCTCGGGGCGGTAATGGTAATATGCCTATTGTAAGTCGTATCGGCATAGAAATCAACGGGGTCGCATGTGACCTGTTGGCGTCGGCGCGTAAGATGTTTGGAGAGCCTCGTCAGTCTGAGGCATACAGCCTGCAGGAAATGTACCCAACAGTATCTGACAAAGACATTCGCTGGTGGCTTGATAGTCAAAACACATACTCAAAGATCGCAGCTATCCCTTATTCGATTAACAGCATAGAAGAGCTATTACTAGATTACGACGTATACATTATCACTAGCAGAGTGCCAGAGCTACTGAAAGCAACATGCGCGTGGCTGGACTCTAACGGCCTCAGAGATCTGCCTGTAATATGCACAACTAGGAAGATTGTAGAAGCGCGCAATCTAGAGCTGGACTTCTTTGTAGAATCAAATGCAGACGACGCGCGAGTATTATCAGAGATATGCAAGACATTCATTGTTGACAGGCCATACAACAGATTTGGCGCCAGAGATGCAATAAGGATACCTGAGCTGCATCACATTTTCGGACACTTGAGGTAGTTATGAAACAAGAAATATCGGCGAGCACAATAATGAGATACCTATCGCTTATCAGATACCTTGAAGACAATAACGGGTACGGGAACTATGTAATTACAATGCATGGCAAGAGGCCCGTTAAAATAGCCAAGGTTCAGAAGCAATTTGTGTTAGAAAACTACACAGAACTGCTTTAAGGTTGCGCGTAGTTTACTACTATTGTTAGAATATACATATGGTAACAAAATAATGAAAAACGATCTACGTTTTCTAATTCCATTTGACAGCGACGAGCTTGATGATGGATGGCGATTATTCTTCCCATTCAGGGAAGTACATCACATGGGCATTACCAAGGACTTCACCGCAGAAGATGGTGAGGAGATGGTAATGAACTTCAGGCGGCCAGTCCCAGACTACAAGCTGCCGGTAAACGAACGCCATGATGACAGTGTCGGTATTTACGGATTCGTTAGTGATTTACGAATCTCTGAGCGCGGCGTCGAATGGCTCCCTGAGTTTAGGGAGGGTGCCGTTGACACACTAAGGGACAAGGGCTATCTATATGCCTCTCCAGAAGTGTGGTTCAATGGGTATGAAGACGTAAGCGGGAAATACTACAATAATGTTGCACTGGGCATGGCAATTACACCGCGTCCGAGGCTCGGAGCCGCGACGCTTGTATTTGAGGACGGAAATTGGGTAGAACAAGACAATTCGGAGGAATCTATGTCTGAAGTAAACAACGCCTTGAGCGAGGACAACGTTGAGCAGATGAAGCAGATTGCAGAGGACGCTGTGAAGCTGAATCTAGGCAGCTGGTTTATGGATCTGTTCAAGCGCGAACCCGCAAGCGAGGAAGATGAAGACGAGCCCGGCGATAGCAGCGAAGACACTGATAATGCACAAGAATTTGCTGATCAGCTGCAGACGAAGGATGCTGAGATCACCCCGCTCCAAGAAGCGCTGTCGGAAAAAGACGGCGAGCTAACAGTATACAACGAAGCTCAGGCGAAGGCCGAGCGTGAGTTGCGAATGCTGCAGTTCTCTGAGAAAGCCAGCAAGATTGAAGGCTTACCTGAAGAGGCGACCGACTTCGCAGAAGTTCTTTTGTGGCTTGAGGACAATGACGAGAGTGAAGAGAAGGTATACTTCAATCGCATCGTTAGTGTCCTAGAGACATTGGGGAACCGCGAGAAGATGGCTTCGCTATTCGGAGAAATTGGCCATGAGGGCCACGAAGCCGAGTCTGGCGACTCCAAGATCGAGAAGCTCGTGAAAGAGAAAGAGGCAAATGGAATGTCGCGTGGCGACGCGGTGGTTGCTGTATTTAGTGAACACCCCGATCTGTACGCCGAATACGACACGGAACACGTGAAGAACATTTCTAGTATTGATATTGTAGGAGAAGTTTAATGGCGAAGCAATACACTGGGGTTGATATCCCACTCAAGGCTTACGATGACATGTCGTCCGGTATCTACCATTTCGTTGTAATGAATGGTGACGATACTGCCGACGTGTGCTCCGGGGCCACAGATGTAGTCGTTGGCGTGTTGCAGCATGGCGGGACCACGGGCCAGGGCTGTTCTGTCCGTATCACTGGACACACGAAAATTGAGCTTGGCGAGACCATCACTGCTGGGCAGTTGGTTGGCACGAGCACCACGGGCACGGCGGACACCGTTGTGGCCGGTACAGATACTACCATCTATGTTGCTGGAATCTGCACTGTTGGCGGAAGCTCGGGCGAAATTGGCGAAATGATTTTGCTGCCGCGCGGTCGGGCACAGTAATAGGAGAATAGAAAATGCCAGTTTATAACCCTTCAGCGTCTGACGTACACGTCAATAAGATGTTGACCGAGATCCTCGTTGGTTACGAGAATCTTGAGTACATCGCAGACCAAATCTTTCCCATCGTTCCTGTCTCAAAGCAGACAGACATTATCCCTGAAGTTGATCAGTCCGCATTCTTCCGCAACCAAGGCGACGTTCCCTTGGGCGAGGCTGATATCCCTGCCGCGATCGGCTACTCGGTAACCACGAGTAACACCTATCGCTGCAACAAGCATGCCCTGCGGCACTTCATCTCCGACGACCGTCGGGCGAACGAAGATGCCCCCTTCAACTCCGATCGCGACGCCACCTTGCTGGTGACGAATGCATTGGCGTTGCAGCGAGAGCGCGCGTTTGTGTCAGATTTCTGGAAGACCAGCGTCTGGACCACGGACAAAACTGGCGGGACGGACTTCGATAAGTTCTCGGACTACGGTTCGAGTGAGCCCGTTGAGGTCATGCGCGAATTCAAGCGCACTATCCGCCGCATGATCGGGCGGAACCCCAACACCTTGGTTTTGGGCGACCTCACGCGCGACGTGCTGATCGACCATCCTGACGTTCTCGAACGCATCAAGTACACCGAGCGCGGCATTGCGACCGTTGACCTTCTGGCGTCCTTGTTTGATATGGACCGCGTGCTGGTTGGCGAGAGCATCTATACTGCTGACGCCGAGGGTACTGCTGAGGCTAGTGTGACTTATACTGCTAGCTGGGACGACGACGCGCTTATGCTTTACCTTCCGCCCCGAGCGAGCATCTTCAACCCCTCCGCCGGATACACCTTCACGTGGAACACCGGAATGGGCAACGGACTGCAGTATGTGCGCAAGTATCGTGACGACGTGCGTGGCGGCGAGTGGATCGAAGTCAAGTCGTACTATGACCAGGTCAAGGTTGTTGCGAATGCTGGGCTCTTCATGTCCGATGCTGTAGACGACGTAAGCTAAGAGATTTTGACGAATGGGAAACTATACTGGTAAATGGGTAGTAGCCAGGAAGTCTTTCGGATACGCCGGTTCACAACGGTATATCGGTGAAGTTTTCCAGCTAAAAGGAATGCGCAACGACGATGCGATTTGGGGGCTCACGGTGGATGGACATCCGAAACTCGGACGATACACTGAGCCCTTCAAAGGAACCCCTGGATCGCTTCCTAGATGCGCTGAATGCGGTAAAACATTCCGTGACCACTCTACATTAGAGACTCACGGGCACAAGATACACGGAGGCAAATAATGCCATTCAAGAAGAGGGGGAGGGTATATCTTCCCAACATGGCCAGCCGCCTAGACTTCTCTAAAGTCAACGTCAATGATAGCAATACTGACGGTGGCGTGATGAAGTTCGGAACCAGCTCAGCGCGCGTGACTGAAGATACAGCGGACATGAAGTTCATGTCTATGTACTTCGACGACGGCGCAACCAGCGGCGACGCTCGCGGTATGTATCTGCGATTGTACGTCTCTGGCGCTGGCGGTGGCGGTGAGGCTCTACGAGTTTTCACAACCGTGGAAAATGTAGCTGGCGCGACTGCGCACGGCGCGCATATTTCACTTAACTTTGGTGCTACTGGCACTATCACTGGGCAGGGCATTGCGAGTCGTAATACTCTGCATTTGCCGGACGTTGCGCTATCAAGCAATGTGACCATGAGCGCTGTCCAGGCTGAGATCTATAGTGACGGTGACGACTCAGACCCTGGCGGCAGCACGATCTTGTCGTATTTCCGCGCGGTGAACGGCGGAAATGCTAACGGTCAATCGGACGTCGATGACGACGCGGTCTTCTTCGATGTGCAAGGCCTGACAGCTGGAGGAGCCAAGACGTTCACGACAGGTCTAACTGGATCCACGGTCGTTGGAAACATGACCGCATCCTTTAAGATTCTAGTGGGCACCACGACATACTACATTCCGCTAGCGACTGCAATTACCTAATAATGGATACGCTTGAGCTGATCCGACAATACATTAGCGGGGCAGAAGCTGCGATCCAAGAACACGAGCGCGGGATGCTTAGAGCTGAGGGTGGTCACATAGCTCTCACGCAGCTCCTAGCACAGCTCGAACAGGAAGAAGCAGAGCCGGAACCAGAAAAGTAGTTAGTAATATGACAAGAGCCCTCACTTAATCGTGGGGGCTTTTCTTGTTTAAGGTTCCCAGTAGTTCCATTGCTATGTATAGTAAGCACAGACCTTCAAGACCTTTCGCTTTAAGGAGACTGAAATGAAAATAGCAGTTGCAACGTGCAGGGAACGCATAGCTTATTGGGAACATACAGATTCTCTGAGAATGGCTCAGAGCCACCTTGGTCAACAGGGAGTAGACTCGATATACATCGTTGACTCACCAACATACATCCATCGTGGGCGAGAGCGGCTAATGAATGGGTTTCTTGAGCAGACAGACGCAGATTATCTCTGTTATGTAGACTCAGACAACACGCTCCCCCCAGAGAGCTTTTGGAACCTAATACAAAACGATGTTGATATTGTCGGGGCAACATACTTTGGGCGCAGGGCTGCTCCAGGAGTTGTGGCATACAGATGGACCAATGAGGAACACACACTGCACAGGGGTATCAGCAAAGAAGTGATGGGGTTCTATCAAGACAATAATGTTCCATCCTTTGCTAAACCAAAATGCATAGACATTGACGCCCAGCATTTATTGGAAGTAGACGTAGTTGGATTCGGTTGCATGATGATCAAAAGGCATGTTATCGAGACAATGAGTGAAGCTTACGAAGAAGTATTCGGCGGACATGGAGAACCTCTCGGAGAGGACTGTATTTTCTGCAAGAGGGCACAAGATTCAGGCTTCAAAGTGCATCTGGACTTATCGGTGCAGTTGGGGCATTTGGTAACTAGGCAAGTAACGATGGCTCATTTTATGGCTATCTCAGATTGGGAGGAAGATTAAATGGCGACGAATGTAAATGGCACTAGGGATTCACAATATGTCATCATCGCAGATGGCGAGACAGACAGCGGAGCCCTTGACTGCAAGACTCTAACTCCGTGGGTGATGTACATACCAGCAGAGTTCGAGGGTACTGGGATATCATTCAAAGTATCTCATGACGACTCAACATACTACGTTCTATACGATCACGACAACGTACAAGTAGCAATGACGGTAGCGGCCAGCAGGGCATATCGTCTACCGACAGACGTTATAGGCGCTAGATACTACAAGGCAGTTGCCGGGACAAGTCAAACTGGTGCATGCAGCATCTATTTTGATCTGCTGTAAGAGGGCCACATGAAAATAAGACCGTGGATGAGGGCGCGTCTTATCGCGACGCTTATGCCAAACGCGCATGTCTCGCCATCTATAAGCCCGTCGGCGAGCCTGAGCCCCAGCGCCAGCGTATCACCTTCTCCGTCAGCAAGCATGAGCCCTAGCTCAAGCGAATCTGCCAGCGCGTCTCCAAGCGAAGCAGGATAAGTAAAGACTATTAAAAAAGAGGTAGGGTGGGATGGCCACTATAACACATCAACATTCCTCATTTCTTAATGGCATTGTTACCATCGAATTCGATGTGAGCACTGCTAATTGGCGCATGTCTCAAATTCGCTGTATCAACAATAGCTCTTATACTGCCAAAGCTACCATCTTTGAGTTAGAAGAGTTACTCTATACGGCCAATGCCCCAGCAGGGCAAACTACCAGTTGGAATACATCAGGCGT